TGAAGCTTTGAATGAGTGTCCCATTCGCTCTGCATCTTTGGCAACTGCTTGCAGTTGAGATGAAGCCCTGTTGACTACCCGTACCATAATCTGAACATCTTGCAAACTCTTCACCCCCTATCAAATATATTTTTTCTTACGAATGGTGTCACCTTTAGCACCACGCTTAGAACTAGTAGTACCCTTATCTTTTTCATCGTAAGCCTTAGCTTGCTCTTGCATGATGATGAATAACGAATCCATAATGATAGGGTCTTGTCTAGCGATTTCATCTGGTGTCCATCCGAATCGTTCACAAAGCAAGAAGATTTCGATGTGAGGGTGTGGGTTTTTGACCCGACCACCCTTCCCACCGAATATGTCTTTGCTCTGCTTTTTGATTACTTTTTTTCCTCTTCCGAAACTTCCTCTGGCAAATGCTTGGCAATTTCTTCCATCATTGCTCGAACAAAGTCTGGGTCAAGTAACTCCTCTACTGTGTGCATGTCGATTGGAAGTTTGTTTGAATCTTCATCAAGCAAGTCCCAATCTTTAATTTTAGCAAGGTGAAGTCGGTCATCCATCTTGAAGAGGTTATCGTTATCGACTTCCATCTGCAATGTCTTTGGATTCATCTTCATAAAGCTAGTCTGAATCTGTTTCCGTTCACCGTAACCAAGAGGGGCAATCTTAAGTTTCTGCCCCTCAACAACAATCTCGATAGTGTCTTTCTTACGCAAGTAACCCATCTAATCTCTTCCCTTCGTTTAGTTATTAAAATACTGTAGCTTGTGAGTTTGCAAACTCTACAATCAAATCCGTTCCGATAAAATCAATCTCGACCTCTTTCAAATCCTCTGCTGATGTATCAATAGATTTAGTATCGAATACAACGTCATTGAGAGTGATTGTGAGTGTGCGAGTAGGTGTAGCTTCATCAACAAAAGTCAATTCAAGGTCTACACGAGAGCCGTCACGGAATTTCTGAATCAATACATCATCAACCAAATCGGCTGTAATAGAACCCTCGATATCTGTGCCACCCTCTTCAATACGAACAGGGAACTTAGACTGGTTCAATGTGAACCGTGCTTCCAAGTTGTTTGATACTTCAACCTCAAACTCTGTTACGGCAGGGTACAGCGTGCCATCGATGCTCAATGCTCCTTCAAAGAACGTGAAGTAAGGTGTAGCCAAATCAAGCGCTGTAACAGCAGGAGACAACTCTTCTACTGACTTCTGAGCCATACCTTCAAGTTCAACCATCAATGCTTCCTGTGCAGAAGCCGAGATAGTCATTGTGTCAATCTTACAACCAAGCAAGTTCTCTGCTTCACCGATACCTTTGTCGTTGGCTTGGATAGTGAAAGATGGTGGTGCATCCGCTTCCTGTGCCAAGGTGATTGTATGAGTGTAAGGTGAACTTGCACCAGTAGTAGTTACTTTGCCTAGCCCCATGAAAAATGGTTCTGGGTTTTGAACACGAAGTGACATAGAGAACTCAGTCTGAATACCACCTTGGCGCAACGAGTGAGCACCACGCTTACCTAAAGAACGAGCAACATCAGTGTTGTTAGACTCTTCAACCGAGAACTCTTCGATGATACCGATTTGTTTGAAGGTTGTAGCCTTTGTGCCATAAGTAGTTTCTTTACCTACAGCGACGGTATTGTTAAAACCTCTACCTTGTGCCATTATTCTTTCACCCCTTTATCTTTTTTGTCTTCTTTTTCTTCTACCAATTCGAAGCCAAGTTCTTCAAGTTCCTTCTGAAACTTTTTATAAACCTCAACTTCGTCGCCCTGTTTGACCAACCCGATTTGCGGGTAAGTAACATATACCTTAGTATTTTTAGCGAGTTTCATTTTAATCATTTATAACCACCCTCCGTTTCTCATAGACAGGGATGTTTAAACCTTGTAAGAAATTCTCTGGGTCTTCAACAGCCCCGAACTCGAATCGTTCTTCTGTCGGTTCAACATCTAGTTCGTCCCATAAACCTGTTCGTTTTCTCATTCCGCCCGACTCAATAAACTCTAGGACTTCCATTCCAATGTCATTGAGCAAAGCTTCTGCTTCATCTGGGTCATAGATTTTAACAAAAATCCAAACACGTAAACGAAGTTGCTTCTCTTTGACTCCACCAATAGCTACCTTGCGTTGATACATATCGACTGTCTCGATATTGATTGCAGGGAAACTAGCTGTATTGAAATATGGATGACGGTAGATTGTGATGTGGTGGGTGGGAAATGTAGTGTCAACAAAAGCTTGTAGTTCATTTTTGATTTCTTCTTTGATTAAGTTGATATCAAAGTTAGCCATCTTATTTCCCCCATGTAACAAATGTCTCTAGATACTTGCGAACAAATAAGGCAATCTGTCTTTCCTCAGCAGGTAAGACTACAAAGAACTTGCGCTGTGGAACCCCGTCACCGAATTGGTGATAACCTGCATACCTGTTTATAACCGTCATTTCCATGACATAGTTTGTTGGGTAAGAGACGTTAGGATTTACTGCGTCAGAACGCAAAAGACCTGTATCAACCAAGATGACGCTACTGCCTTTCTTTGCAATGGTGATAGGAGACAATGGCTTCCAAGCCGTCTCTGCTCCACCGTATCTAAAGCTTTGTGCTGTTTTCATATTAATGTACTTTGACGCACGTTGAAGTGGTGCTCTGTAATCTCTCATTGCTGTGTGTAGTCTGTTGAGTTTTAGAGTTAACTCCTTGATGCCATGTACATTAATTGTCAAATGAATTGCACCGCCACCTCTAGCCATAGGTTACCACTCCTTATCTGGGTCGATTGTAAAGAACAAGTCGCCCTCGAAAGTAGAGCCATATCCAATTGCGTCAAATGGCTTAATTGGTTCGACACCAACTAGTTTGATATCACCGTTTCGAATGTCTCTTAGCAACTCTGTAGAGCGCTGTAGTCTGACTTGGTTTCCCTCTTGTGCGTTAGGCTGAAAGCTTGTGTACAAAGAGTCAGTCAAATAGTAGACTGCCAAATCGAGGGTAATCTTTTTGATGATTGGTGGGGGTACTAGAAATGGCGTTGTGTATACCTCTGATAAAAACGAGTCCACATGAGCCTGTGCTGTTTCAATGAAGAACGCAATGTCTGTGTCTGACAATTTATCTGATGATGGAAGTGTTCGCATCACCTGTTTAATATCTGCAACTTCGATATACATTAGTTGCCACCCCCTTCAAGAATCTCAATGATATCTTTGATTAGGGTTTCCTTACGTTTGCGACCTATGTGAATATCATATTCACGAGCAATCTCTTTGACACGTTTCTCTGTCATAGATTCTAATGGTCGTTCAAACTCTCTATTGCCGTACTTAGCTTTTGGTAGAACTTTAGACTTGGTTCGGTAAACGTCAACTGGTTCGGCTAATCCTTTCTTAATCAAATTCTTAGCTTTATCTTCTGGCAAATCCAAATACCCTTCTTCGTTCGCCCCTTCAAGTCCTGTTACTAAAGCCCGAACAATCATCCATTCCACCTCCTGTGCATAAAAATAAGGGGGAGAGGAAGCGTGAGATTCTCCCTTTCCCCCTCCTAGAAGAGTAGATATAGTCAAACAGTCACACCGAAAGCAAGACCGTATCAACCCTTCTATATACTATACCCGAAAAGTATAGTTTCTAAACATTAAGTCAATGCGTTCTTGATAAGGTATACTGCTTTAGGTTCGTTAAGTGTAACAGCCGAGAAGCGTGTCGCACGAATTACTGTGCGGTCGTGCTGTTCTTCGTTGTACATCTTAGTGCGAAGACCTTCTGCATCAACCAAGTCACCTGCTGTGACACGCTCAAGCATGAGAACGTTATCAACAGCGCCAGAGATTGAAGCAAAGCGCTCGTCAACGATGAAGTTGATGCCCATGAACGAGCCAATGTAACCACGAAGGAGAACCAAGTCTGCACCTGTTCCAACGTCCTTACCGACTTTATCACGGAAATCTTTGTTCTTCATGAGAGCAAGTTCAAGTTCTGGTGAGATGATAGCTGTATCAAGCATGAAACCATACTGTTTAGCTTTTGCTTTAGCATCGAGCAAGTCGTTGATGAAGTTGTCTCCACCTGCTGTAGCATCGTCCCAATAAGAACCTGCCTTAACTTTACCTTCAATCTGGTCACGAGTTGGTGAGCCGACTACAGTAAACTCTTGCGAGATTTTCTTGTAAGCCATCTCGTTAATCATGTTTGCAACGTTACGAGCCAAGCGACGCATACCCCGTTGAAGAGTGCCTGCCAAGCCCCATTTCTGCATTTCGTAAGTGATTACGAACTCAAGACCATACCGACGAACGGCTTCCATTTTCTCTGTTTCAGTGATACCGAAACGACGAAGTGCCGAAGCTTCCCCGACTTCTGGTACGTCTTCATATGTGTGTTTGCCATACCCATTGTCGTCGCCATCAATGTAATACTTGACTGCGAGCGAGTCTACTGTTTGACGACCAAGCAAGCGCTCACCAATCATATCGTGTTCCATAAGTTCACGGATTGTGCGGTCAATTGCTTCGACGTTAAGTAGAGGGTGCATTCCTAATGCGAAATCTGCCATGTTTTATTTCACCCCTTTTTTAATTAATTTGTGAGAACGATTGCTCGTTCGCCTGCTACTGCGCCTTTGATAACCAAACCAACGACTGCGTGTGCAGAGTCAGTTCCGAGTGTTGCTTTAACACCTTGACCAGAAGCGTCAGACTTAACTGCGTCTCCTGCTACCAAACCACCCGTACCTGCTTTAACATATACTTGGTTTGCTTTACCGATAAGAACAACTGTAACAACGTGCTTCTTGTCTCCTTCGAAACCGTCATTGATTCCATCGATTCCAACAGTACCGCCATAGACAATACCGAGAACTTTCTCAGAACCCGCACCTGCACGTTGAACTTCAATGTCGCCAGAGATTTCGACTAGTTCACCGACCTTAACGACTTGCCCTGCTTTGACTTTGAATGAGAACATACTCGCATCTGCGATATGAACTTCAACTAAGTTTTGAGCCATTTTATACCACCTCCGTTAATTAGATATCTTTACCGCCTTGTAATTGTGCTTTCCACTCAGCATAAGCTTGGTCAGCCTTGTCTTTATCAGACATCTCTTCTTGCTGTTCTCCCAACTCACCAAGTTCGATTTTCTCTTCAATCTCTAAGAATTGTGTGAGAAGTTCTACTTGTTCCTCGTTCAACCCAACAACAAGCTTAGTAAGAACTTCTGCTTGTGCAGGTAGAACCTTTTCTGAGTATTGCGAGACAAACTGTTCAGCTTTAGCATGTAACTCACGCTCTTGCATCTCTGCTAGTTTAGCTTCAAGTTGTGCATATTGCTCAAGCTTCTCAGCATATTCAGCGTGAACTGCACGAGTAATCTCTTCTTGCAATTGCATTTTTTCTTGCTCTCCCATTTCTGGTTCACCTCCGTCTTCTTTGAAAATCGTTGCCGTCTTAACCTGTGGAAAAGCTACAATCGAAACTTCTCGAAGCGAAGAAGGTTTACGAGTCTTCCCATCAACATAGAATCCAATCGAAAGCTTTTTAGATAAACCTTTCTCGATTCGCTGTTGCATCTTTTCATCGACAATCTGTAATTGACCCAAAAGCTTGTTGCCATCAATCCATACTTTCTTGACAAACCCTACAGTGTCTTTTGTAGATGAACTGTGGTCAAGTTGTACTGGGACTGGGTTATCTGGGTTAAATGATTGTGCTAGGATTTGTAAATCCTCTGTAGTAAAATCTTTACCACGGTGTTTGCCAGTCTCGAAAAGCAAAGCATCCTTCAAGAAAGTGCCATCTTCTTTGATTTCGGTTGACATGAACTCTGCAATATCAAGGTTTTCAAAATCCATTCTTTCACCTCCGAGTAAGCTGTGTATTTTTTATCAGCTTTATCCAGTAGTATAATACATGTTACTACGTTTTTAAGCCAATGTTTAACAATTAAATAAAACGGGTATAACTAAAGTATATTTGAATATGAGGTATTATCTGAATAAAATATATTTGTATATATATATTAAAAGATTATCTAGTTCATGTAATATATAAAAGAATATATTTATAGGTTTAATATATATAATAAAGGGTATATATCTATAGACAATATATATATAAAGGAGTAGTATATATGAGAGTAAGGGTATATAGAAATTTAGTTAAGAAATGTATATCTGTACAATCTACTAAAACTAATTTAGTTATAATGCACAGTGAAGCAGTATCACTTAGAGATTGTAAGTTTGTTGTTAGACAAAAAGGTAGAGAAAGAGTATTAAGAGAAAAGGTAAAGAATGTACATGCTTTTGTTGTAGGTGAAATAGACGATGTTTATAAATCTCCAGAAGGGGAATTAAGAAGAGGAGTAAGACAAGCTAGTTACAATCCCTACAGGTATGATTTTTTCTATGATGTGATTACTAATGAACCAGTACAAGAAGCTAGTTATGTATGGGTCATGAGCGATGGTACAATCTTCTACAAGGAGTGATACAGATGAAAATGTTTAACACTATTCTTGGACTAACAATTTTGCTTATTTCAGTTTTGAACGGTGCAATGATGATGAACGGATTTGATGTCAACGCAAGTGGTAATAACGACATCGCTTACTATGTACTATTCCCCTTTTCTCTAGCGTTTGCTTTCTTAGCCAAAGGAATGGAGGATTGATTTGATGTATACTTTGATTGGCACAACACAAGTTGGTGAAGCGATAGTTTATCTTTTAGAAAATAAATCTTCTGGTGATGTAAGAGAAGTCAGCCGAGATGTTTATGTTGATTTGGTGGGTCGGGGGTTGATTGGGTGAGCAAGTGGGATAATTATTTCGTTGACATTGTTTCAGCCGTATCGAAGTTGGGTAGTTGTAAGAGAGCACAAGTTGGTGCTGTTATAGTCCGAGACAAGCGAGTGATTAGTACAGGTTACAATGGCTCTCCATCTGGTACTGACTCTTGCCTTGATACGGATTGCTTGATGATTGATGGACACTGTAAGAGAACGATTCATGCAGAAGTAAACGCTGTGCTTCATGGTGATAGGAGGGATTTAGTTGGGGCAACTCTCTATTGTACACATCTTCCTTGTCATGATTGCACCAAGGTCATATGTCAAGTCGGGATTAAAGAAGTGGTTTACTTGAATGAGTATAGACCAAACCCACATTCCGAGAAGTTATTTTTAGAAAAGGGTGTGCAAGTCAGACGATACACAGGAGGTAAGTGATATGAGGTTCATCGCTACGGACTGGCACCATGGGTCAAAGATTACAGCACGAGAGACTTATGAAGGTCAATATGTTGCAGATGGGGAATTGATTTTAATTTTCTACAATGACGATAGTGAACCAGTGGTCTTGCCAACTTATCTATTTGAGGAGGAAAATTAATATGAAAAGTGTTTATATGGCTGTGATGAAGCAAAAGGTTGGTGGGACTGATGGCATTGTTTGCGGTAGTAGTGGTCAGTGTGCTTTCACAACAATTGGCGGTCTAAACAAATCAATGCGACAGCGATTATCTTATGAGTGTAAAATTGCAGGAATCAGTTACAACGATTATCGTGACTTGTATTATATCTATGAAGTCAAGCAAGGTGTGGTGCAAATTTATGGAGAAAAGATTGAGAAATAACAATGAAACGTGTCATAATCGTCTCTAACGTGTCTATTGCGCTCTGTGTTGGCTTCTATGTATACTACCATACCCTAGGTATGATACATCGACACGAGCGCTCACAGGCACGTATAATCAAAGGTAAGCATAAGTACGACGAACAGTTTGAGGTTTACTATTCTAGAGTAGCTTGGGAAAAGGAGATGAGTAAATGAAAATTACAGACAATGCTTTAACAGCCAGAGATATTGATAAAGGTGATATCGTTATCGAAGAAGGAACGCCATTCATGATTGTGCAAGATGGTATTACAGGCGATTATGGATATATGAACTTAACAACTGGCGTTGTACTTTCTGTTGAATATCGTTCTGCCAAAAATGTTTATGAAGCTTGTTTTAGTCCAGATAAATACGATACCAAGATTAGACTAATCGACGAGATTACTTTAAAAAGTCTATAAGAAAAAGGACGGGGGAATTAACCCTCGTCCTCTTCTTGTGTTAAGGTGATTACCATCCCTGCAATCAAAGCTTGATACAGGATATCAAAGATGTTGAAAGCCTGTGGCACGAAGCCTTGCTCTGGAACATCTGATATAGCCACTCTACTTGGCTCTGGTTCTTCTTCCATTACTGGAACCCAGATAGACCGACAACGGTAGTGAGCAGGAATCATATAGCGAACCTGTGGGTCTAGCTTATCATAAATCTTCCCATCACGTCCACGACAGATAATAGTTGTACGTTCATCAAGTACAGCCGAGTATTCAACGTATCGAACGCTGTCATCGTCCATGTAACTGATTAAGCCACCGATAGCGAAGCCACGAGCAGATTCAGTTCTTGCAACTGTGTCAGCGTGATTCATACTAAAGATGCTGTCAACCTTATCAAACAATTCTGCTTTGATTACATCATATCCTTTTCCTTCTGCAATACCTCTCGAAACAATTTCCTTGACTTCTCTAACCGACTGGTCATCACGGAAACGACTCAACTCAAATGCGTATTCACGAATTACAGTAGTTGAACGCTCGTCGTAATCAACCCGATACTTTTCTACAATATCATCTCTCCAGATGTTACGGAACTCATCAAACTGCTCTGTGTCTTCTGTAGTCCATCGTGCAAAGATAGCACCGATAGAAATAGATGTTTGTACAAGTCTAGCGTTAGCCTTGCCATTCTCCTTAGACATTGGTAGGATGAACTGACTGAATCGGTCTGTCAAGCGTTGGTCAGAACCAGAAGCAACATCGAAAATTTGTTCAATGCGCTTCTTAGATTCTTCCTTACGTCTATCGTAAAGTTCAGTGATTTCATCCATGTAAGCTTTCTCAATGTCCTTCAAAACCTTGTCGGCTTCATAGGGGATTTGGCTAGAGAAGTTTACGACTTTGGGTCGTCTTCGAACTCTACATCTTCATCGAGACGAACAGCACGTTCACGTTCTACTGATGCTCTCTCGTCCTTTGAAGCGGACGTTCCTTTCGCTTTAGTTACTGTAGCCGAACCTGCACCGTTCTTGACAATCTTACCGCCAGTTGGTTTAGTCTGACCGCCTGCACCTTCTCCGCCAGAAGTGTAGTAGTCTGCAAGAGCAATCTTCTGTTCAACTTCTGCATCGAGGAGTTTTTGTACGATAGCTTTGTCTTCGTCACTAGCCTTGTCGAATCCAAGTGCTTCACGAATCCAATCCTCTGTAGGCATTACAACACCTGCTGTAATCATAGCTACGATAACATCAGACAATTGTTTCATGTCTTTATCAACGAGTGGTGAGAATACTACTTTCGGATATTCATCAGCGTTAGGGAAGTTCATATCAATCAATTCCTTGATTAGCTGTTCTTCCATAATGGACTTGATATCACGCTGTAGTGATTGAAGTTTCAATGTGAACACGTCAAGTTGGTTACTAGACAATGCATACGAACCTGCAATCGATTTAGAAGACGACGCAAGCATAGATGGAATGTTCATTGACTCGTAAATCTGACGAGTGTGGTATTCCAACACGGCTACCCAGTCAACGTTCGATTGGTTCTGAATCGCTTCGATAGTATCTTCTCCACTAATAGATAGTGAAGTCATACCATTAATCTTTTGAAGAAGCTGTTTCATTTTAGGAACGTCTGTCTTGTCTTCTACTCGACCAATGATGAGCGGGGTACCATACCGTTCGTAAGCGACGTTAGCGAACTTAAGAATCTTGTCCTTAATGTACCAGTTCTTGTAGCAAGAGATAAGTTCTGAACGACCGTGCATGTCTCCAAACTGCTTGTCGTGAACCCACCAAATGATTTTCTCTTTAGGGATTTTAATATCACGACTACCGATTCGTTGGTTGTACCAGAGCACGTTTCCATAAGCATCAGTCTTTACATGCATTGTTTGTGGGTCTAGGGTCTTCAACTTCTTCATCATGATTCGGTCTTTGCCATTAGAGTCCTTACGACGCTCGTAAACTTTCTCTGTAGCTGAATAACCGAACTCTAGGCACGTTAGCATCTGCAAGAGATAGTCTTCGATGTTTCCATCCATGTCGTCAAAGTTCTCTTGAATGAACTCAGCCATTTCATTGTTCTTATCATCCTTGACTGTGATTTTGAATCCACGACTAAGGACTGACAACTTCAAGATATTTAAAGCCGATTTGATTACGCTATCCTCTGTCATCTTTCTGATAATCTCAGGACTAAGCTTCTGCGGTTTTAAATCTTCCCAACCATTGTCTGTACTTGGGTCTGAATAAACCAATAAGTCTTTGTACATTTCCGTCAACTTCTCTGAGTCAACTTCATAAGCCGTTGGCTTCTTATCGGCTCTACGCCACCGTCCACCAAATAAAGGCATTTCAATCACCTCTCCATGTTTAATTTTCGTAGAATCGGGTATATATTAATATCACCGTTTCACAACAGAATAATAAGCAAGACTACGTTTAGGGGGTCAATTATGGAAGAGTATTCTTTAGCGTTTACAAGGGATGCAATAGAGCAAGTAAAACATCATGACAGAAAGATTACAATCTTTTTCGATAAAGAAATAAGAGATTCAGAAGAGGAATTACCATCGGTAGAATCACTCAGACGCTTCAAACCAATTTACGATGATATGCAAAACTACTTGGAGGACGCTGTAGAGGAAATGAAGGCTATGGAAGTGATGGGTATGGGGCTTGAAGAAGCACCTAGTTCCAAGGAAGAAGAGTTGCTATTAACAGAGTTACTACAAGCCATTCACGTACTCACAAGAAAGATTGAAATCATCCTAGAGTTTTTCTTAAGTAACTTGGGAGAGTCAGTTGTGGTGGAGGTGCTAGACCTTGAGTGATAAGTTATATTTGGAAGTCCTGAGAGATATTTATGAGAACGGGGTTACAGACAAAGACAGCAGGCGTAGCGTAAGGGCTATGTATCGAGACGGTGAATATGCATATGCACTATCATTGCCACGACCAGTCATCATGCAGTTTGATGCAACCAAAGGGGAGTTTCCCTATACGACTGTTCGACCGTTGGCTTGGAAGAGTGCTTTAAAAGAGATTGATTGGATTTATCGAGACAAGTCAAATTCAGTTGACCTATTAGAAGAGAGATACGGAGTGATGTGGTGGAGAGCATGGGCTAGGGATGATGGGACGATTGGTGATAGTTACGGTTGGCAGATTGCTAACAGAAAGCGTTGGGAGTGGGGTATGCATTTAGACCAGATGGACTGGTTGATTCATAAGCTTACACATTCACCAGACCGCAGAATGATTATGTCAATGTTTGAACCAGAAGGTGAAGCGCACAAACAACTACAAGAATGTGCATACGAAACCATCTGGCAGGTCGTAGGCGACCAACTGAACATGACACTAGTTCAGCGCTCTAGTGATTTTGTCGTGGCAGGCATGATTAATTCATTCCAATACTACTGCTTGATGTTGCAGGTTGCTAAAGCGACTGGTTACCAAGCAGGCGTCTTCACACACTTCATTCAAGATGCTCACATCTATCATAGACACTTGCCAGTTGTTGAAGAAATCCTGTCACGAGAGCCACGTAAAGCGCCAGAGTTACATTTTGAATCAACAAAGGGTGACAGCTTCTATAAACTAGGTCACCAGAGATTCCAACTAGTTTACCCAGAGGGTACACACAAGCAAGTAAAATTAGAGATTGCAGAATAGGAGAGATATATATGCACGATGTTGTTGAAATTTCAGTTAAAGATGTACAGGGAACAGAATTTATTATGTTGGCACGAAACATGGACGAAGCATTACTATTAAAACTTGACATTCAAAACGAAGGTTCAGTTCAAGTTAACAACGTACTGATTATGAAAGACGGTGAAGTTGCAGGCTATTGGGAAGATACGCTAATTATGTTATCTTTCCTAGATGACAGCACAACCTATATGCGTATCTGTAAAGATGACAAACCAAAATTCGCCCTCCTTTGAGGGCTTTTTGGCTGTTTAACGTAGTAAATAATATTATGTATAAGGAGGTGGCATTTATATGGCAGAACGAAAGAAACCAAAAAATGACAGAGGTAGTAAGGTGATTAGGGATGTTATCGAACGAATCGAATCTGGTGAAGAGGGTGCCGTTCAACCAATCAGTGGCGAAGAGTTGCGATGGATTGAGCGAGAATATGAGCAAAACCCACAAACTGCATTAGACAAATACAATGAGATGATGTATGAACTAGAAGTCTCTCAGTCGTATTGTGGATTCGTAGATTGGACTACAGGCAAAATGAGAGTGTGTAAGAACCCACCATTCACACCTGCTAACGGCAGAGGTAACGGACGATGCAAACAACACTTCATGAGTGGTCAATTACAATATCAAGATACTATGCTACAAAAGATTGAAGAAGCACAGGTCAAAGCAATCTTCCTCAGCTATCAAGATAAGTTCATGACACAGCAAGAGAAGATGCTTTATATCTCAATCATGAACTGGTTCACTCAAGAGGAGCCAGACTACACACCCATTGACCTAATGGTTCTAGACCGTGGCTTACGTTCTTATATCAACGCTGTACGGAAAGAAATCGACTCACCAGAGTTTGGTGTACCTACAGTACGCAAGGACGATATCGACTTCGATACCAAGTTCCTACGAGCGATTACCACACTTGGTCTTGACCGCAAGTTCAGAGTTAGCAAGAAGAAGGGAGACGATAAGTCGGAGGTCACAATCTTCGATATGATGGAGGACGAATAAGATGAATGATGAAAAGAAAAGAGAACTGGCGAGGAAGCTAAAACGTGACCCTGCCTTTTTCATCGAGTATACGATGACCTTAAAGGGGAAGCCATTCTCTTTCGAGGGTCACGAACCTAACAGGGAAATTTACTATGACCAACACCCACGTATCATAGTTGTAGCAGGACGGCAGGTTGCCAAGACTGAAACAGCAAAGAACTTAGTAAGTGTTAACTTATTTCAGAAAGCTTTCCACACGTTGCTTTATGCTACACCGACTGACGAACAGACACAGCGCTTTGTACGTGACCGTTTGAAGCCTGCTCTTAGACAGAGTAGGGGCGGAGTATTAGACAAGGCAGTAGATAAAGACCGTGACCTTATCTCAGCCATTCGTATGAAGAATGAAGCTTTAGGCTACTTCGGTTCAGCCTACGGACAAGGTGACGGACTTCGTGGTATCTCTTCTGATATGGTATTCTTTGACGAGGTACAGGATATCTCACAGGATGCTATAGAGAACACAATCAAGTCTGCATCTCACTCACAGATTTACAATGAGGAAACAGAGATGCGTGGACGTTTCTGGTTCTTCGGAACACCTAAGCAAGCAGGCTCTTACTATAACAAGATGTGGGATATGTCAGACCAGAAGAAATGGCATGTAACTTGCGAGAACTGTGAGTACGAACAGAACGTTACTATGAACAACATCAAGGAGCGTCCGAGCGGTAATGGTTACTTCTTTGCTTGTAAAGAGTGTGGATGCGAACTTAACCGTTCCCGTGGACGATGGATTCCAATGAAGCCACAGAACAAGGCTTTCAGTGGGTACCACTATTCACAACTTGTATTCGAACACAACACCGCTACTTCAATAATGTACGACTATGAAACTATGTCGGCAGAACGTTTTGCGAACGAGGTAGAGGGTGAATTTTACTCTGGTTCTAAAAAACCTATCACACGGGATGTATTTCTACGGAACACAAACAGTGCTATCGATATGGAGTACCAATCAGTTCACGGTACATACATGGGCATTGACTGGGGTAGCGGTACCACCTCTAAGACAATCATGACAATCGGTAGAATGATTAATGACAAGTTCCGTATTATTTATGCAGAAGAAATCCGTGAACAGGACTATGAGAAGAAACTTATGTACATTGAAGGTATGATGCACAAGTATTCAGTTGAGCGAGTATGTCTAGATATTGGTTACGGTGGATATGAGAATGACTATCTCTATCAGCGATATGGCAAGAAGATTCTAGCCCTCCGATACACTTCATTCGATTCAAACCCGAAGAAGAAGAAAAAGGATGGTCAGAACATCTTAATGGTTGACCGCACATTCGTTATGGATAAAGTAGTTGACATGTTCCACAAGCACCGTTTCGAGTTTCCATATCTGAATCAGCAATACTGGGAGACTTTCATCGACCACTACACCGCTCTCGAAGTAGACTACAAGGTTCTACCATCTGGTCAAGGTAAGAAGGTGTACACACACCAAACACCAGACGATGCGTTCCACTCTCTTCTATATGCTTACATCGCATGGAGAGAAGCGAACAACACCTTTGAATACGACTACAACGAGCGCTCAGTTACAGAATTTGACATTCTGGATGGTAACATGGATGATTTACCTAATTGGTGGGATTGATTCCCACCTTTTTGTTTAGAACTAGGTTTAAGTGGGTATATGTAAGTATAAGGAGGAAGATTAAAATGGCAAAGTATGTTACACCTTGGAACGTCGGAGGGGGAATGAAAGCTAATGCCTACTATGGCACAAAACTTTTAACTAGACGTAAGCGACGTAAAACTTACCGTAAACCTTCCCAATTCGAGATTAATTTTGGGAGTGCTGTTATAAAAGGATTTCTAATCGTATGGGCAATCATTGTGATTGGGTTGCTAATATAAGGAGGGGTTTTATGGAATATGTAATCAAGATGGTGAGCACATCACCGCTATGTTATTTCACTACGAACAAGAAGGGCAAGGTTGAAAACGTGAGCGGAATCAGCAAGCAGGAGTTGAAGAAGTTTATTCCAGAACTCAAAATTGACTTCGATGCACGTCTTACAGTATACTTCCGAATCAATGAATGGAAAGCAGGTAAAAAGACATTAGTGATTGAGGAAGTCTACAACCGTGAATATAAGCGTTACGCTTCGCCAGATATGCTAGACGTTATTTATTCAATCGGTATGGACTGGACGCTACCTGTTAAGATTTGTAACACGTTTATCGGCACACTAGACGAAGCTAAGGTTGTTGCAGACAAACTGACAACAACTCAATTAAAGCTTGTTCAGAAAGACCAGTTAAAGCGGAAGCGCCATGAGTTTTACCTACCAACTGGCGAACAAGAGGTTGGGCGTATGGTGATGGCTCAAAAAGAGCATTATGAAAAGGAGATGGGACAATGAAGAAGACTGTTCGCATTTATCTACCAAATGGTCAATCAATCGTTTTCAAAGAAGGTAAAAACCGTGTAGTATCTATCGAAGAAAACAACAAGCGAGTTGAGGTAACTTTTGTGGATAGTACAATGAGAGTGTTTTGTCACATGCCATATGAACTAGGGGAGACATTCCGATGATTGCACCTTACAAACGTACAGCTATCTATGCAAAGTGGAAAGAGACTGCTAGAAAGTGGGGAGTACCTATTCGTGATGACAGACCTTTCAGCGTTTACAAAAACGGCAAAGAATTGCGAATCAACACAGACCATTCAGTTATCATTGCCTATAATGGTCTTGGCATTAGCGTATGGAACAAACCGCTTCAATATGCAGGTAAGCCAGTAACTATCTCTGAGTTACAAATGATGCGTGATATTATGGCTCATGTATGGGTCGAAATCGAGGGTGACGTTGAATGAGTTGGTCTTCAAGTATCAACTGACTAGAAGCGAAGAGGATTTACTAGCAGTAATAGAAGCTACCAAACCTCTACGTGATAAATTCCTATACAAAGATATTGATTATAAGTACAGGGAGGATTGGGCGCAAGAAATGATACTTGAAGTTATCAAATTGGCTCAATCCTTCCAAGACGGT